TTTTACAAGTACTGCTGCAACTGCCGCTTTGATTTCTTCTCTTAATTCTGCCTTGATTTGTGGATCTCTACTAAAACCAAATTGCTTCATGATTTTATGCATGAGTGGATCGATAAGCATCTTTAGTGCTTCGTTTACATAAGATTCTTTTACCTCTTCCGGTAAATCTTCATGTGGTGTTGAAGCAAAATCCTTAAGGTCTTTAAGAGTCATACCGTTGACTAGTTCCTCAACTTTGTCTCTATATGCATTATCAACATCAGACAGTTGCATATCGCCAGATTTAACAGCATATGCAACACCCATTAGACGTTGTTGTGATTTACTAGTGCTTGGCATTATAATTCAATCTTTAATAGTTTAACTACATCATTAAGTGTAGACTTATCATATTTGTAACCACGTACAGTCTTATCACCTAGTACTAAATCTGCATCATCTGTATAAACTGAATCACCAGCCAATGGGGCAAGAACTGCACTGATGTGCATTGCTTTAGTTGGACCTGCAAAACCTCTTGGTAGCTTTGCACCATATTCATCTTGAATGGCTTCTCTATCGTTGATAGAAAGATATACCTCTTCACTGAATTTGTAATCACCGTCCTTTTGGATAAGTTTTCTAAGAGTGATTTCTGCTAAATTATTATCTAGTTCCAAATCTTTAGCTTCATTAATAAAAGCTTCAAATAGTTTAATATATTTCATAATTATTATTTTTGATTTATTACCAGGCGTAATCTAGATTAGAAATCTTAGATACTCTGTCTTTAACATCCTTGGCGTATACCGCAGCTTCTTTCTTATAATAAGAACCTGATTCTGGTTCTTTTTTTAATTTATTTACATATTCAACATATCTTGAATATGAATCTAGGATATTTGCCATATGGTTTGATGCATCTCTCAGTTTAACTTCCTGACCCTTTGGAGAAGTACCGATTAAAAGATCGCCGTATCTACCCATTTCCATTTTCTTAGTAGCTGTCTTGATTTGATCTGCAAGTTCATTAACTGCATTTTCAACCATACCATCAATATCATCATTCATGGCTCTAGTCTGAAGGATTTCTCTATATCTCTTAGTGTTTTCAGCTTTAAAATCTTTGTCAGACATAAATGCAGTTGCACCTGCTTTTGCAGCATTTCTTTCACGTCTCATATCTAATGTAGACGGTAGAATATCTGGGTTGAACATCAACACTCTATCAGCCACTTCAGCAATTCTCTTTACATTGTAAAGACCAGATGCCTCGTAACCAGAATATCTTTTATCAACGCCGATAGTATCACTAGCACTATTCGTAGATGACATATTAATATCTTGACCATTCTTAGACCAATATCTTGAATAAGTTATACCTAAGAAATCATTTGAACCCGTTGCAACTGCAAGAAGTGTATTACCAGAAAGTTGTCTAACATATTTAGACGTGGCATATGGATTATCCTTTGGATTGTCTAGGATATAGAAGTAGATACCTTTCACCTTACTTTTATATGCTTCCATTGGATGAAGCTCGACAATTTGATCATCTGTAATCTGATCAAGCTTTACTTTTGTATAATTGTAAAGCGCCTTCATTGTTCTAGAATTAAAACCAGAAAGATTAAGCAGTGATGCTAATTTAGAAGACTGGAATGCCTCTGTAACAAGACCTTCATTAAATGCATATCCATCAACCTCTAGTCTATCCCATTCGCTTTTTGGCATAATACCAACGCCATCTTTAGTGTGGAGTGCATTAGTTTTAAGCATGATTTCCATCATCTTTTCCGCTGACTTCATTGAAGTGTGTTCGCTATAGAAGTGCATTTTCATTGTGCCTTCTTTCCAGTAGCATACGTAAGTTTCTTTTGCCTCATTAATAAATGATTCAAATGATTCGTAAATAAATCTCATTGGTTTGTTTTCAATTTGTTTAGTTTCATTAACAGATGCTTGTGGCTTTGCTGGTAATTGGGCTAGTGCTCTTTTACCAAACTTTGAAAGTGCAACACCATCTTCAGAAACATTAAAATACTGTGCATTTGCTTTCATCCATCTTTTACCATCCGCTGAGAATTCAGAAAGAAGGGCGTCAAACTGTTCTTGTGTTAGTCTACCATCTGCAATAGCATCTAGCATTTTGTTTCTAACAATTGCTGTCTTACCAGCTGTTTTTGCTGGATAATTTTCTGTGTATTTTCTCTTAAGAGTAATGTGGCGTTCGTTGAGTTCATCGTAAGATTCAACGACTGATTCAATTGGGTTAAATGATTCACCAACTAATTCAGCATCAGCATCCTTAAGACCAACTGCATCGTTTAATTCAGCTTCCAGCTTTTTCTTTTGAGCAGTTAAATCTTTTAATTTAGCAAGTAAATCTTCTTTATCTTTACCTTCAGCTGCCTTCCACATATCTACTGTATCCTTCATATCGGCTGTTATTTTACCCCAATCCTTTTGAATTTTATTAATTGAACGAGCTTCATTCATATCTTCAGTTTGATATTCATTGTAAACCTGCTTGAATTCCTTAAGATTACTAACCGGTTCATCGTACAATTCAACTGTTTCGTCTTCAACGTTAATGCGAATAGCTGAATCTTGATATTTAATATCTAAAATTAGTGTACCGTAGTCCTTTCCAATAGCTGTACCACCACTGATTCTCTTGCCTACCTTTTCAACCCAACCAGCTACAGTATTAACTAGAGAAGTAATACCTTTTCTTTTAGCAAAGTCTTTAATATTTGAAGGAACATATCCTTCGTTTACCGATTCTCTCATTAGATCTCTAACCTCATCGTTGAATTGACCATCATTAGATTTGTGGATAACATATGTTTCTTTATCCTTATCAAGGACCTGCTTCATTTTCTTAGCAGATTCCAAATCATAAAAATCGGTATTATGCTTATCACCATTTTTTAGATAAATCTTAAATGAATATGGATGCTTAGCGTCCCATTTCCATTGTGACACTGGATATTTTGCTTCATTCACCGCAGATTCATAAACCGCAACAACAACGCTACTACTTTTCTCATAACTAATAAGTTCCAGACCCATTTCTTTACCAACGGCTTCAAGCTCATTTTTCGACATGTATATTGAAGTTCTCACCTCGTAACCCTTGCCAGCTTTCGATATTTTCTTGATAGCTTTTTCAGAATTACCAGTTACTTCTTCGAATTTAACAGGATACTCGTATCTAAAATCAGACATGTTACCGCCATATGCTTCGTGAACTTCAACACTAGCTTTTTCAATTGAGTTATACCACTCGTCAATGTTTAAAACCTTTCTCATGTGTAGGTGTGTATTTTATTATATATTCTTAATGAATTGCTCAAATGTTAAAACAGTATTATTAGATTCAGACATAGCCATAGATTGCTCAAGCTTAGACTTTAATTCGTCGTACATACCATGGATTGCTCTTGGCGTTAGCTTTCTAAACATCTTTTCATCGCCATCCAGCATTGTTTCTCTAACTTGAGTTGCTGAAATATTTTGACCGGTTCTAGGAATTTCAAATAACTGGAAGTCTTCCCTACAGTTAAGCTCTTCTCTATATTGTGGTTTATCAACCTGGTATGAATAAGTAGAAAGTCTATCGGTACCAGTACCCCATAGGACCGGTTCATATTTTGGACGCATTTCATTAAACATAACATCAATTGCGCCTCTATCAATAATAAACACCTCTTCAATTGGAAGTTCACGCTTTAGCTTGTTAAGCATTGCCATTTGAGTTGCCTCATCATAAGGTCTCTTGAATGCATCTTCCTTTTTAGATGTTTTTGATTTAACTAAGAAAATAACTACAGGATATCCATTCTGTTGATGGATTGTATTGACTACCTTCTCGTGGCCTAGAGTAAATGGTTGGAATCTACCAACAAACATATTAACTAGCTTAGCGCCCTGTTTTGGATATTTTACATTTAGACCCTCATTTACCTCTGGTAAATCATTGATTTTACTCTTATGCATATATGAATTAAAATCAAGAACATCGTTTTCGCTGATCTCGCCATTAACATGCTCTTGAATATTTTTAACAATTGAGTTCATTTGGTTAACCATATCTTCTGATAAAATATCAGTAGTTTTTTGGCGCTTGTTTTTAAATGAACTTAACACAATTTTAAATAGCTCTGCTAATACATCGTTTTCAATATACTTCAAAGTTTGTTGATTTTCGATGAAATTAGTATTTAGCTTGAATGATTCTTTTTTTGCAAATTCAGCCACATCAAAATCAACGCCAATATACTTTGCTGCATTCTCTTTAATATACGTATTAAATACTTCGCTCATTAGTTCAAGGAATCTACGGTCCTTCTTTTCTTTAATAAGTTTGTGCTGCTTAAAATCGTAATCTGATAAATATTCAATCAAATCAATAATTGTAATTTGATAAATGTCTGATGATTTTCTTTCGGCTCTTTCTTCATTTATTGTTCTGAAATCTTCTAACTTAAATGAAGACATTTTCTTACCATCAATAAATGAAACTACTAGACCATCAATACTAGCATCTAATGATTCTTGAAGCATTGAGCGACGAAGATCCGAATTAAAGATTGCAAACATATCTTTTGTAAACGATTTTGACTCATACACTTTTGCAAATTCAGTATCTGTCATCTCAAGCATTTTAATAAGTGCTTGCTTTTGATCATATCTTAGTTGTCCTTCAAATACAATAGGTGGTCTTTGAACTTCAAGTAGGTCAGCCCACTTATTAAGAACTTGTGTATCTCTAATTACTTTTTGAACCTGTTCTGTAACAGGATGTAGTACTTGGATATGTGTAAGAACCAAATTATTTTTAGGCAGCATTGAATACTTAAAGTTCGGTGTATCACCGTCAATCATATAATCAAAGCCAAACTTCCAGTCAGATGGCATTGCCTCTTTAACCGAGTTATTAAGACCTTTAATATGAGCAATTGCAGGTTCATAAAACTTAACAATTGTTCTATCAATAATATTAATTGATTCTGTTTGACCAGATTTATAAAACTTATATCTTAGGGCATCCTTCTTTACATGAAATGAAGAAGCCGATAGCTTTTCAACAACGTGAATCTTGCTATCAAGCATTTTCATAAACGCATCTCTGTGTGTCTCTCTAAAGAAGTCCCTTAGTTTTGTAAGTGCCATAGCTCTAATTTTTATCTACCGTATTTAATAATACCCATTAGCTGATTGATTGCAGCAAATGTACCGGTTAGTTTATATATTTTACCATTATATTTGAATACAAGACCTTCAGTTGGGATAACTGATTCAATGCCGCCGATTCTTTCAAGGCGCGCCAGTTCCATTTCAACTCTTTCAATTTTAGAAAGATCACCTGATCTTTTAATCTTTTCAGCTTCTGTGCGAATCTGATTGTGTAGTCTTTGCATCTCGGCGTCTGGTGAAGCTGCAACAAAGTTTGAAGCATTTTTAAGTACCACTGAACCAAATTCTAAGAATAGGTCTTCAAATGGTCTAATGTTCTCTTTGTACTTCTTACCAGCAATTTTATCATATGCTTTAATGGCATCCATTCCCTTCTTATCAACTTGCTTAGCCATATCTCTGAAGTTCATAGCTTGCTTATTACCAAATGCCCATCTATTCAGAAGTGCTTCTTTAACCAAGTCATCAAGACCTGGGAATGATTTATCAATCTCTTCTCTCCACCACATTTCATGGTATTTAGAAACAGGATCTGAACCATTCAAATTATATGTAGATTGTAATGCATCAATCTTCTTCATAAAATAAGGGAGACGTTCGCTGAAGTCGATGTCTTTACGAAGTGTCAATACCTGTGGTGGGATAATGTTAAACACTTGACCGATGTGGGCATTAATATTTGTTAATAGGTCTACAATTTCTTTAGCCGACCTTGAACCCATATCACCAATTACTTTACCATTACCATCCGTAATCATGATACCATGGAATTGGATAATGTCTCTATCGTAATAGATAACGTTTGGATTCTTTGAATACATGAGCTCCATGTTCATGAAGTTCTTGCCATTGTCAAAATATTTCTCTTGCGCTTCTTTGCTTAATTGTGGAAGTAATCTATCAAGGTCTTGAGCTGCAAGCTTAAATGTTTCTCTAACCATTTCAGATTTATGGTCCGCAAACATTTGCTCAATACCCGACAAGTCGATTGGATAATTAAGTTGTCCGGCATTTCTTGCAAAGAACACCTTACCATCCTTAACTGTTGCCACAAGATTTTGACCGTCCGTCTTTTCAGTTGGCTCCTCATCAAATGTCATTTCACCTTGTAGACCGGCTTCAATAAATTTTCTGAAATCATCGAATGTTAGATTGTGATCCTCGAATGGGTGTGTCATGTGACCAGCAGCACCGCCTTCTAGGATCAAATCTGCATTCATTGCATAATTTGCCTTCTCTAGCAAAAATTCATTAAAAGAAATAAGTAGTTTCATTTGTTATATATTAGCTAATGCCTTCACCTCTAGTTTCTTCACCGTAAGCAAACTTCTTACGCATGTCTTCAGCCGAAGTGTTGTATCCAATGCTATAATTGTTTTCTTCAGCCCAATCAAGTAGATCAAGTACAGCACCTGCAGTTTTTGGATGTACTGTAATTTTAACAGCACCTCTTTCTGCTTTATCCATATGGTCACCAAAAATTGAACTTAGTGTATAAGCAAAAATACCATTAACCCCTGAATTCTTTGCAGCAACCACATTGTTAACTAAGTCAACAATATTTCTAATTTCGCCATATGTAACTAGAGGTCTCTTTGCTGATGCTTCAGATACAAATTCTTCAAATAGTTTTACGTTTTTCATTTCATTCAAATTTAATTATTTTGACCAAGGGTGGTTTTTTGATACAAGTGCTTTACCATGAATTAAACCAAGCACATCTCGGTCTCTTTCACTGTGTTGGATTCTGTAAGAATCATGGTCGTATCTCCAATGGCCATCTTTTTCACCTTTACGAAAGCCCCAAGTCTCGTCTTCTTTTTTATCATAGACGACTTGGTTGTCTGGGTGTAATTCCTTATATGCTTCAACAAACTTATTAAATTCATATGGACCCATTTCATTATAGGTCCTAAATATACCTTCGCTCACAAACTGTTCGTATAGCTTAACCGGTTTCATTAGATTACAAAAATTTGGTATTCGTCACCGTACTTTTCAACAATGTGAATCATTGTTCTACTAGCATCGATAACCGTTACTTTCTTACCATCAATACCTGAAAGCCATTCATCAAAATCGAAAGTCATATAATCGATTGAAAAATAACCAAGGATTGCATCCTCTCTGTTCAATTCTTTCTTGCTAGTAAGAATACCCATGGTTTCATTTGTTTCTACCGTGCCATACATTTTTTCAAATGTTCTTAGCAATACAGTCTTACCTTCGTTTCTTTTAGCAAAATCCATAATGGCCTGCTTCTGATTTTTTGCAACCTTAAGCGACGCCTCGTTGATTTCAACAGATTCTTGAACAAATACAACCGCACCGTCATTAGATTCAACGTGAATCTTACAGTTTGGGTATTTGTCTTTTAGTACTGAAACAGAAGCTGGAACTGCCTCTGGTGTATTTACAGATTCTTGGTAAACAACTTTTTTACCGTCGATCACTACAACCGCAACAGGATAGCTTGCTTGCTTTGCCGCTTTATGAATTTTACCTTTATTAACTGTACCCTCGTTAACAAAAGCTTCAAATAGTTTAACTCTTTTCATATTACAAATATACTAAAAAAGAATGACCCAGAAAAATTTGGGTCAAACTTTTTTTAAGCTTTTTTATTAGAATGCTGGCTTTAATTCTAGGGCATCATAAATGTCTGCCATAAACCATTGCTTCGTCTTTTCGTCCCACAGGTAAACAAACTCTGCACCTGCGTTTCTTTTTACTAGTTCAAGATAATCAATAACTTTCTTGACATTACCAGTTGTTGGCTTTTCACCATCATTATAGAAATTGATTTCATCTGGATTTAGCATAAGACCAGAATTGTCACCCTTCTTAATAACATCATCTACACCTTGACCGTTCTTATAGTTTCTCTTAATCATTCTAAGCATGTGCTCAGGATAAGAGTCGTAGTGTGTGTAAACAGATTGGATATTACCATTCTTGTCAATCTTACCAAATTGACCTCTTGTACCCTCTTCGATGATTTGTTCAAAAGCATCTAGACTAACTGATTCATTTAGTTCAAACTTAGCAATAGCTTTTTCAAACTTATTAGCAGCTGCTTCTTCACCAAGCTCTCTTAGGTAAGCTAGTGTGCCATTTGCAATTGCATAACCACTCCAACCTGCTGCATGTGCGATATCGCTGTATGCGTCAGAGCTTTTACCTTTAGATGCAGCACCAATACCCTTTGAGCTTTCCGCCTCCCAATGGAAGTTTGCATCAGTCATTGCATCAGCATAAACTCTAGCAATGCTATTTAGGTCTTTAACATTAGACTTTTTCCAAACTGTTAGTACCTTACCATTTTCTCTTTTGCCTTCGTTTACCGATTCTTTGAACATCGTAATCATTTTCTTTTGAATTGGATTATTTGGTTTACCTGCAATTACAGATACCAAATCCATTCTATCTTTTAGTTTACCTTTCTTAACAAACTGAAATACTTTTTCAATATCTAATTCATTAGAATCCACAAACTTTTGAACTGCATCTTTGTTCAAACCCGTCAAACCACCAATTTCCATTGCGGTTCTATTAGCTGCTTCGTTTACCTCACCTTCTTTAATAAGAACCGGATACTTTTTACCTTCGAATTCAAATTCTTCTAGACCTTCGTCTTTAGCTTTTTTGGCTGCAGCTACAAATGCTCTACCCTCTTGTACAGCTTCTTCGATTGAAGCTCTTACATTTGGTTCTCTCATTACAGCGTCTAGGAAAGAAATAACATCATCAAATTCAAAACCATCATTATAAAGATCTTGTGCAATTGCTACAAAAGCCATTTTAAAATTATTTAGCTCTGTATTATTAATAAGACTTGAGATTCTTTTCATTTCTGATGATGAAAGTCTTTCTGTAACCGCTTCAGCTTCATTTGCAAATTCTTCAGCGTTTTCTTTGTCTTCTTTATCTACTGATTCAACATCAAATTCTTCGCCGTCAACCTTGAAAGTCTTTTCACCCTTAGCAATAGCTTCAGCTCTTGCAGCACCAAATGCATTGCCTTCATTAGCAAACTCTTCAGCGTTTTCTTTATCTTCAGCATCTACGTCTTCAACTTTAAAAGTTTCTCCGTCTACTTCAAATTCTTTTTCGCCTTTAGCAATAGCTTCAGCTCTAGCAGCACCAAACGCATTACCTTCACCTAGAAGTTCTGTAAAAAATGTATCTACATCTTCTTCATTTAGATCATTGATATTTGCAACATTATATTTTTGGAGCAGCTTGTTAAATTCAGAAACAGTGCCTTCTCTTTTGACGGCTAGCTCGTTCTGTCTAGCGTCTTCTTTTAGCTGAGCTTGTAGTTGGCTAAAGCTCTTGAATGATTCAATTTTTTTCATTGTATAATGATACTTTATTTTAATAGTATAATACCTTTTGTTATATATCGCCTAGAAAATTAACTTTTTTAACTTCATAACTGAACTTTTCTTGGCGATAAATCTTTTTACGTTCATGGCCATGGCGATATAAATAGTTCTGCCATTCCTCAAAACAAAGATTATCAACAAAGTCAATAATGTTAACTGAATCTTTTGATTCGTGTTGACGTAGGCCTCGGCCAATTGATTGGCGGATAATAACCTCTGATTTGAATGATTCCGTGAAGAAGATATTGTGTATTTTCTTAATAGAAATACCAGTTGAAAATGTACCATAACTGGCTACAATTACAACCTCATCGCCCTCTTCCATCTTTTTTTTATATTCTTCCCTGATATCCTTATCAGTATTACCATCTACATAATAGACTTTTTTGTCGCTGCGTTGACGTAGTAATTCATATAGCTTTTTGCCGTGTTCAATCCTATGAAAAAGCACCAAGGAATTGTTTGATATTTTTGAAATTACTTTTGTAACAAAATTGAGACGACCGGTTGAGTTAATCACATAGTTTTGTTCTAATGAAAAAACATCTTTGTTCTCATACTTATTGGTAGCCAATTCCATGAACGCTTGCTTAGCAGATTCAGGTGCATAGTTCATTTCAATAATCTTAACATTACACCCAGCAATGTGACCTTCTTGTTGTAAGAAGTTTGCCTTAATTTCTGTAATAAGCGGACCCGTCTGTGCCATGAGTGTTAGCTTGTCCAATGAGTTTTCTTTAGGAATTGTACCAGAAAGACCATACTTGTATTTTGCCATGCGGCACTTTTCAAGAATCGTTTTAATTGAGTTTGATTTCGCCTTGTGTGTTTCATCCACAATAACCGCATCAAATCCATCAAAGAACTCTTTTGGCTTCTTGACCAAAGACTGGTATGTACCAATGACAATGTTGCGGTTCTCTTTTATCTTTTGACCGGAATAGATTTGTTGAATAAGCATCTTAACTCTATTCTCATGGTTGTATTCGCCAAAGTCTTCGGTTGCCTGAACAACTAGTGATACGTTTGGTACAATGAATAGGATACGTGTGGCTTTTTGCTTTTCAAGCATATATGCCACTGTTAAAAATGAAATAAGTGTTTTACCAGCTGACGTTGCCAATTCTGATAGGGAACGCCTAAACTTTAAAATATTAAATGCTGCTTCAATCTGGTAGTCGCGTGGCTTGATGCCGTCTGGGTGATCTTGAAAAAAATCAATAGCCCAATTCTCAAAGCTCTCTGCCGAAATATCTTTATCAAACAATCTAGTGATACCGTTGATTTTGATATCATACCTATATTGTTTGCAAATCTTTGTAATCTCCTGCCATAAACCTGCAGGTACCCACTTATCGTCCTTTACATAAGAGACATAGCCATCCCACACCCCTTTCTTAACCAATGGATTAAAACGCCAAGCGTCAATCCTTCGAGTAAGGGATATCTTCAACTGCTCTAACTCAAGTTCAGTTATATCATCAATACGTAAAAACTGATTGTCATCAGTGAGTGTTAGTTCCATGCATAATGAAACTGTTTTTATTTTCGTTACAGTCCCTGTAGTTGAAGCTTGTTACGAACGGCCCAACTCATATTATCTAGAGTCTTAACCGATTCACGCAAGAAATCCATCTGCGTTTCAAGTAAGCTTAGTACCATTGAGTCGTCCGACATGTCGGCTTTCAAAAATGATTCCTTCTGCTTATCTGTTAGTTTATAATCGTATTCAAAGTATTTGACATACGATGATTTGTATATTTTAGCAAGCTTTGCTTCTTGCTGCTTAATCTTAATGTTAAGTTGTGCGATTTGTTCAATGATAATTTGTCTATAAGACGGAATAAGTACCATTGCCTCATTCAGGTCATCAACGTTCTTAAATGATTTTGCAAGCTCTCTAATTTTGGCAGTCCATTCCTGACGCTGGTCATTTAGATATGTGTCTATTTTTATTACTTTATTTTCTGACATTAGAACAGTGATGATTTATTGTTAGACTTTGGGGTCCATGGATTTGCCCTTAACTTTTTCTTCATCTTTGGTTTGTCAAACTTAATTTCCTTGCTTTTATATTCAGTACAAAGGTTATCAAATTCTACAAACATTTTCAAATCATTATGCTTTTCACTTTCGTCGTAAAAATCATCTAATTCATCTTGCATCATTAATTCAAAGTCAATCATATGTACAGTGCATCAAGTTTAGAGTCTGTAAAATAATTGCCTATATTTTTTAGTGCTGGTGACTTTAATTCATAGCACTTCATTACCAAGTCGTTTAGGTCCTTGATATCCTCAGTGTATATATTTAGCCCACTTTCTTTCAAGAATTTTGACCACATAAACACAGATTTATTACGCTTAAGCTTTTCAATCATCTTTGTCTTACCTGTCTCGTCATTATCAAACATATAACGAGTCGTTGGTATTTCATCTAATTCTGTAGTTGAACGACCGGCTGTTGCTAAAGCTAAAGAATTATGCATAAACATGGCATCAAGGGGTCCCTCAAAAATGGTAACCGGTCGTGTCATATCAATACGCATAATATTAAAAAGTGTAGATATCTTATTGATTGATATAAGCTCTTCGCCTTCGTATGGGAATTCAATACCCATCTCGCTATAAAGTTTACCCATATCATACGTAAGATATCTTGATTTATATTTGCCAAGCTTTCTACTTTGGCATCCAAGTATTTTACCGTCTTGTGTCTTATTTAAAATCCAAAGATTCTGACCAAATGACGAATAAAGAAACTCATCTGACTTTTGATGCAATCCACGATTCTTTAAATAGAACCAAGCATAATCACCAACCTCTATTGATTTAGCACCAAAGTATTTTTTAAAGTCTTCTACTTTAATTGCAGATTCAGCAGCTTTAACATAGATACCGTGCTTCAGCGTTTCAATCTGTTGTACCTCGGTCTTCTTGGTCTTGATATACTCAATAATTGTAATTGAGTCATCACCACCCCGCATTCTAAGGTTATGATCACGTAATAGTTTATTTAGGTCACCATGCTCACCACAGTTATAACAGTGGAATTGTAGGGTGTCCCAATAAAGGTTGCATCGCTTTTTGGTTACGTCAGTTGAGGAGTCTCCACAATAAGGACAAGCCAGCGTCAAACGACCTGGCATCTCCTTAATCATTTGCTTAGAGGGGTGACCGTGTTCTTGCACGGCCACCTCTTTAACTAAGCTTCTAATTCTATTTTTGAGTTCCTCAGTGAGATTAGATGTCGAGTCCATTCAAGAATGAATCAAGGTCATCGTCATCACTTACGTTTGATGTACTACCGCTTGCAGTTGCATCAACGTTGTCCAAGTCAAATGATTCGCTAGCCATTTCAGCCGCTTTTGGTGCTGATTTTGCAGGAGCTGCAGATACAGCGCCCATAGCACGACCTGGGTTTGAAATGTATTGGCCAAGAACTTGGTTTACAAAGTCACGAGTTTGGTCATCCCATGGCTTGTACTCGTACACTGAAAGTGAAGGAGCTGCATCCAATTCAGTCTTGATAGCTTGCATTGATTCTTGATTGCGTTCAGCCGGTTTTTCACCAACCATGATTGCAGACGTCGAAGCAGAAAACTTTGACTTATCATAGTTGTTGTACTCACCCTGACGAGTAATAATCAATTCAAAGTTCTTGCCTTCAAAAAGGTCAAATACTTGAGTTGGCTCGCCAAATGCTGGTGACAATTCCTCGTCAATCTTCTCTTTGATCTTGTAACCAAACTTGAATACCATGTATTGGCCTTCTAGAGCTGGGTTCTGAGGATCTTTAATAACTTTGATCAAAGCGTAATATTGTTCGCGACGCTTTAGACGCTCAGACATTTTACGGTCTACCGCTGAGTCTGATTTGCGGAGACGGAAGAACGTGTCCTGGATAGGGCACTTTTCACCCACTGAAGTTGGAGAGTCGACTAGACGACCAGAACCTGAAGGGTCTGTCAACCAGTGTACGTACTTTCTAACAAGTGATTTGCGTGGGTTTTCTGGATTAGGTACGAAGCGGATAAGTGCTTTGTAAGTACCGTCCTTGCCATCATCGGCTGATGGTTTGTAAACAACTTCAGTAGTTGAAGAAGCTGCTTGGTTGTGAGTTTCAACATCGTTGACGCTCAAGTTGAAAATGTCAAAATCTGCCATAATTCCTTTAATACTTTAATTTAAATTGTTGAACTTTAAAATCGTTAAATACCTTTAGAGTAACTTAACACTACTTATACACCAAACCTGAAAAAAGTTTCAAGCTTGTCTTATCACATGCGTGAATATCTAGCTCCGGCTTCGTCGATCCAATCACCGTTGTCGGTCTTAGTCAAACCAGCTTTAGCTAAAAAAGATAACATCTCTGCTTCAGTGATTCTATTTTCAAGAACCATGATTTCAAGAATATCTTTTAGAGTACTTAGGTATGTTGCATTAATCATATCTTATATATCTTTTATATTATTATACTATTTTTTAAAAAAGTTTCAAGCTAATGAAACAAAACCCCCAATATGCTCATATAAGTTATGGTTTTATGCCTGAGGGTAAAATACAATTTAAAGGGTTTGAGCATAAGACATAATAAAGTAAGCATCTACAAGGTCATCTAAGGGCTTCATAATCTTTTTGTCCTCTTTGAATTCTTGACAAAAGTTCCAAAGACCTGATTCAATATTTGATGTATCATTGATATAAACATACCACATGTCCATCTTCTTCATGTTACCTTTACCAGCATGTTTCTTAATACTTGTAGGGGCGAAGACTTCAAGTTGAGTTACATTAAAGCGATCAATCAAATAAGATTTAAGTATAGAGCTGGCGGATGCTAAATCAATAAGAGAGTTGGTTCCGAATCTTGAGGTGCCATAAGAAGAACCTTCAAAAAAGATTTTATACTCTTCTTCTGGATTGGTATTTTCTGCAATAATATTACATATACCTTCAGCAATATCACGGTGTCTCATGACCCTTGCCATTTCCTGTTTATCAATGTTTGGCTCTGGTTGATATATTAAAGTAACATCATCAAGTAGGTTCATTTCCTCTTGAAGCTTTTGTTCTTTTTTTGTACCAGTACCTGGTTTTAGATATGAGATATAATATGGCTTTCCATCTTTAAGAAGACAGATGCCTGGAGAGTTGATCGAAAAATCGATTGCTATTAAATTCAAATTAGATTCTTTTACCAAGACTAGCACCTAGTGCAGCACCAACAAGTCTTGAAGTTAACAGATCGTAAAAAATACCTTTTTCAATACCTAGTACTTTAGCAACAATCTTGCCGACAGATTTACCTAGGGCAAAACCTGTAAGACCACCGATAATAGAACCAAGGATACCCTCATTAGTTACCTCTTCATTAAAAGCTGCTAGGTCGTATGAACCATCTTCTTTTTTGTATTCTGCTAGAAATGCTTCAATAGCTTCATCAACTTTAGCTTCTAGTTCTGGAGTCCACTCCTGTTGTAGAGATTCGTTCAAAGACTGCATGTCTTTTTCAGTTACGGCTTGTTCTTCTAGGTATTTTAAAAAAGTCTTCATCTAAATATTCTGTATTTGATATTTTATATATCAGTCTAATTCATTAAGTAAATTAAACTTATTGTAGAAGAATGTTATATTGAATGTTGAGAATTCTGCAATATTACTTGCCATGTTTAATTCTAGCTCTGAAATAGAGTTCATAATTGGCTTCTCAAATACAGCAGACATTACGTGAATACCTTCAGCATCTAGGATTTGAAGCTTAAAGTCATCAATATATTCATTTGTATTTGCTCTATTGTAATGGTATAACAGAGTGTCTGACATAATCCAATAGTTAATAAAACCGTCCAACAACTGCATTGTTACAGTAACTTCTCTATTGATTAGGTTTTGAATTGGTTGGTACCCGCGTTTATATGTGATTGTACCATCGTTAGGTGCTTGTTGAGCTGGATCGAATGAAACACCAGGTATAGCAAGTCCCTGAATTGTGTAGTTAACAAAATCAATAGGTTCCTCAATAATGTTACCTGGCATTCTGTTAAGATACGGTCTGTACTTATCAGCTACCTCTTGCGGTACAAAGTTCTTTGGAAACTTAAAGTTAAATAAATTACTTCTTGAGTTGAGTATCATATCAAGATTTAGAATTTATTTATTTCTGGAAGCGGTGTAACTGGACTTACCGATTTAGGTGTAATACCTAAGATGTTAAAAGTTCCGTGGTGAATTAAGGTTTTATCAGTGCCGTTCTGAATAGAAAGCATATAATTATTATTCTTTTCTTTAGATGCTGCAGTAATATCTGCTTCACTGATTTTAAACATGATTTCACCTTCACCAAGCTCGACATCAGCATAGTTTAGTGTATTTTCAATTGCAACACCACCCAAATTTAGGATAACCTTATCAACTGATTCAAGTGATATATTAATTAAATCAGAACCGCTTTTCTTAGCAATCTTAAATTTAACATAGTTATCAAATGGGCTTAGAGTTAAAACACTCTTACCGTCTGCAAAATATGTAATCTCAGAATTGTCTACAACCTCGTTGCTTGTAATAGTTACACTTGTTGAACCAGTTACAATATTCATGCGTTCAATAAATGTAGGTACAAATCTTGTTTGATTACTTGGTAATGTTGCAAGGTTTTCAATAATCTGTCTATTCTCAAGAACATTTGGAAGAGTATTGTATACCTTTAAGATTTTGTTTGTTGATGGAAGATTGATAGTTCTAAGTCTCTTACCAAACTTACCAACATCATATGATGTAAATGAAGCGCGCTTTACAATTTGAGTATTATTAGTCTCGTTATAAATTCTCAATGTATAATCAATATTGTAAGCGGTAGCTGTCGATGCATTTTGAATTACCGGTCTAAATGGTAGTGGGTTTGAAAAGTTTTCAGACTGTGACATTGACATTTCGTAGCTCTTATCAAAGAACGATGTGATTTGTTCATAAACCGCAACATCGTGGAATACGATAATATCGTCACCTGAGAATTCACGTCTGTTCATGATGTACTTATCAAATTCTGAAATTGATCCGTCTTTAGTTCCGTATAGTAAAAAGTAATCACCATCTGTAGCTTCTTCAATAACAGCTGCAATATCCTGGTATTCGTCTTCCTTAGCGATTGTAAATTCAACTTCTTCACCAGTATTGATATAATCAAAACCAAGGTCACTGTAAACATTGTCAATCAATTTGAATGTAACTTCATAATTTGACGTAGTGTCTAGTGCATCAGTACCAGTACCAAAGAACCAATCGATGAAATCACCATCTGGGTTTGCTAGAGAAGGTACCTTAATTTCAATGAACTTAGAATACATTGTTTCGCCTAAAATAAATGGCTTTGGATTTTGAATCTCAAATGAAGATGAATTCAAATAGACAATAGATGTAAACATGTTCTTAACACCTGAAAGTCTTTTTGCACCAATTTGGAAAAGGAAACCCTCATAACCTCTAGCATCAAAAGAATAACCAGCGCGCAAATGAAGTCTTACAGTATCATAAGTAATTGTATTTGCTGGAATGTCCGTTGCATCAGCTTGGTCAATTGTTGAAGATGTTGAACCAAGCCAAGCTATATTATTATCAATAAAATTATTTGTAGAATCTAGAAGTGCATACTTTGATTGAAGCGCGCCGTCTACAAGAACTGCTTGGTATCTTCCAATTTGGCCAGCCCCTGTTTTAATATCGTTACCAGTTTCTTCGTCAGCCGTTGCATACAATGGATTAGCAGTAGTTTGTACCGTAATCGCACCGCCTTTAAGTGATGGATATGTATATGTGTATGAACCATTAACCGATGGTACAAATGTATAAATACCATTTGAATATGTACCAACAACATTACTAGTTGAATCTAGAATTTCAAAGCTTGATGGTATTGTAAGCGCAGCAACATTAAATTTGTATGTTTTGCCGTTAGCAAGTGTAAGTGGTCTTGCCGCAAAGTTTTCAACAAGAAGCATACCACTGGCACTAGTTACATCAAAGTTTACAACTGCAGCACCAAGCTCATGAATAAGATGGCGAGTGTCTGAAGTAGACGCTGTAGTATTAAGTGCAAGTAGGTGTGAACCATTATTATCAATTTCAATTTGATAGTTACTAAGTGTAGCTATATTTTGATCATGATAAATGAATTCTAAAAGAACATCCTGATCCAGTCTTGCATATTTTGAAGCTTGTGCCATCTAATAGTTTATATTATTAAAATTGTAACCACTTTGGTGAGTATCCTAAACTAATTCCAATAACAGGTGAAAGTCTAAGTCCACCATTGAGTGGAATAATACCATAACCAATACCAGCGTTAACCACCCATCTTGATTTATTCTTATATGTATTCAACTCTTCATTAATAACTTCAATACCCTGTAATTTAATATCATCAAATGGGTATTTAGTACTTATCTTAAGTTGTGATACACCGTCCTTTTTTTCAATTACACCAAGTAGCGAAATTGTTTGATAGATTGAAAGGTTACCAGTAACTGATGATTCATTAATCTTACCATCCAATCTGACAATTCTAATATTGTTGTCACCAAAGTTAGCTGAATCATTAAATGTAAATGTTGAATCAGGATTAATTTGAGCACTAAGTAAAAGACTATCTTTAACATTAAGCTCTGCCTGTAATAGAGTATTTACACCTTGTAGTTTTTTATTCAAACCAAGTGCAGCTCTGTACTTTTTAGTAAGCGCGCCATTATTCTCGACCAATTGTGTATTTGTATACTTAAATGTTCTTATTTCAGATTCAAGAAATCCAGCTTTATTAACATAAGTTCTAACTGAATCTTTAGATGCCTCTAAGTTATTATCAGCAATAGAAACAGTTTGCTTAAGTTCTTTAATATCTTCTCTTAGTGCAGCATTACTAGAACACTGACCTAACAAAATAAAAATAAGCACAGCTATTGCAATGAAAGGAATCCAATCTTTATCTATTTTAATGTTAATCATTGTATATTAAATATTATTGACCAATATTTATGCTCCTTCAATACTTACACCACCACCAATTTCAGATAATGAGTACGTTAAGTTTGTTGCTTCTAAATAAATCATATAAATTACAGTTGCAGATTTTGGTGCAATTGCAATTGTTCCAGTTTGAGTTGGTGTTGAATCTGGATTACCAGAAATAAAGTCTGAAGAACCACCAGATTCTGGTTCAAGAATACTAACAGGATTATATACATCACCCTTATCTATTGTAGTATTGCCAATATTTGTTGTATGGGTGTGGTTTGCTAGTGGAATATTTACAGAAACATTTGTTAGTTGAGTAACATTCTTATTACCATGTAATGTATTACCAGTCTGAGATGGTGTAGAGTCAGCAACAGATTTACTGTAACCAAGTGCAAAACGGTCTCTAAGATCTGGAGTTACATATGTACCCCAAGTTTGACCATTACACCAGTACCAACCAGCCCAATCATCTTTACCTCTACCAATATAATCAAATGCCGCATCACCAGATGATGTCCATTGAATTTTAGTAGCATTATTAATTATGAAAGCAGGTGCCATTACAATTGTACCAATCGGCACAACACCTGGATCACCCCAAGTAAATGTACCTTGAGCATCTGATGATTTAAGTACCTTATTTGCTGCTGCACCTGATGGCATTTTAACAGCACCGTTGAATTTAGTATTTGAAGTAAATACAGATTCAGTTACATCTAATTTAACCTTAACACCAGCACCAGATGAAAGTGTAAGACTAGAACCTGTAAAATCATATACTGTATTTAAGGCACCAATCGCCGAAGTTTTAAAACTAAGGATTCTATCAGCGCCATCATCATTAAATGCAACATCAATAAACTTTGTAGTACTATCACTTGATTGAATTCTAAGAGCTGTGTCAAATAAATCTTGATTTGTAATAATACGCAAAGTTGAATCCTTATAATCTACAACACTTGGACTGCCGTTAGTATCGGCATTTGCCTCACCAAGTGTTAGAGTAGATACGTGTGTGGTAGCTGGATCATTCTTAAGATATACTGAATCCTGTTCCACAAAATCATCAACAACAAAGAAATCAGTGTATGCGCCCTGTGCGCCAGTTGCACCTTGTGGACCAACAGGACCTTGAGCGCCTTGTGGGCCAGTTGCACCAGAAGCACCCTTAGATCCAGTTAGACCAATTGGACCACCGCCATTGGCCACAATCTGGTCAAAGTTATAATTAATTTTATCAATTCTTTGTGCTAATGAATCATTATCAAGAATTTCTTGTATATTAATCGCCATGATTAGCTATTTA